ATAGTCCTGTGTCGTTCTACGCACAAGCTATTTCCAGAACGGTTAAAAAATAATTCTTATAAATAATTTTAAATCCAATTTAACTACCACAGAAGGGGATAGAGAAAATGCACCTTAATGAAGAAATTCAACAAAAGTGGGCTCCTGTACTGAACCACGAAGATCTTCCAAAGATCGAAAGCTCTCACAAGCGTTCAGTCGTTGCTCAATTGCTCGAGAACACAGAGAAAGCTTTGATGGAAGCTGCTGGCCAGGCACCTGGTAGCCAGTTCCTATCCGAGTCTCCAGTTCCTGTTAACAACGGTGTCGCTGGCGGCGCTGGTTCCTATGCAACGTTTGATCCTGTGCTTATCAGCCTGGTTCGTCGTGCAATGCCTAACCTAATTGCTTATGACATCTGCGGCGTTCAGCCAATGACAGGTCCTACAGGTTTGATTTTTGCTCTGCGTTCGCAATATGCAAATACAACCAACAACCAAGTTGGCGAAACATTCTACAACGAAGTTAATACAGAGTTCTCGTCCGTTACATCAGGCGCTAACACTCTCGGTCAAAAGCACGTTGGTAGCGTTCCTGGCACATCTGCTGGCGGCTACGCTAACCTTGCTGCAAACGGCGTCTACAACTTTGGTTCCGGCATGTCCACAGCACAGGCTGAAGCGCTTGGTACAACAAGCAACACAGCTTTCCCACAAATGGGCTTCACAATTGACAAAGTTACTGTCACAGCAAAGAGCCGTGCTCTGAAGGCTGAGTACACAATGGAAATGGCACAAGACCTGAAGGCAATTCACGGTCTGGATGCTGAAACAGAACTCAGCAACATTCTGACAGGTGAAATCCTTGCAGAAATCAACCGTGAAGTTGTTCGTACAATCAACGTCACAGCTTCGCAAGGTTGCGAGTCTGGTCAAACAACGACAGCTGGTGTATTCGACCTTGACGTCGATGCAAACGGTCGTTGGTCCGTTGAAAAGTTCAAGGGTCTGATGTTCCAAATCGAACGTGAAGCAAACGCAATTGCAAAAGCAACACGTCGTGGTAAGGGCAACATCATCATCTGCTCTTCGGACGTAGCTTCCGCTCTGCAGATGGCTGGTGTTCTCGATTACACACCTGCTCTGAACAGCAACAACCTCCAAGTCGATGATACAGGCAACACATTTGCTGGCGTTCTCAACGGCCGTATGCGCGTCTACATTGACCCATATGCTGGTGGTAACTATATGACAGTTGGCTACAAGGGTTCTAGCGCATTTGATGCTGGTCTCTTCTACTGCCCATACGTTCCGCTCCAAATGGTTCGTGCTGTTGATCAAGACAGCTTCGCACCTAAGATCGGTTTCAAGACCCGTTACGGCATGGTTGCAAACCCATTCGCAGAAGGTCTCACAAAAGGAGCCGGTGCTCTTACAAAGGATAGTAACGTTTACTATCGTCGCGTTATCGTTGCTAACTTGCTGTAATACTACAACTATAAAAGCAAAGTTACGATACTTCAAGGGGATCTTCGGATCCCCTTTTTTGTTGCATAAATAGTTGTATTAAAGGATAGCGTCATGAGTGCCTTAGACAACCAACCAACAAACCCATCTTTTCTCTCACCGCTTGGCTTCAAGCTACAAATTAAACGGACACCGAGTATCAATTACTTTGTTCAGTCTGTGGAGTTGCCTAGCGTATCAATCAGCGACATTAACGTTGATACACCTTTCACGCGCATACCTGTTCCAAGTACACGACTCACATTTGGTAACCTTAGAGTGACGTTTAAGGTAGACGAGGATATGACAAACTATCTTGAAATCTATAATTGGATGTTGGGAATGGGTTTGGCAGATAACTTTGAACAATACAGAGCTTTGTCAAATAAGAGCACCACTTCCGGTGAAGGTCTTTATTCCGATATCCAATTAATTGTCATGTCAAGTGCCATGCAACCAATAAAAGAAATTAACTTTGTTGATTGCTTCCCTGTTGACATTTCTTCACTTTCGTTTGATAGTACGTCTGCCGACGTCAGCTACTTAACAGCTACAGTCACTTTTGCTAATAGAAGGTTTACAGTGAAGACATTATGAAGCTTGATGATATTATGGACTTGTGGGAAGCAGATGCAAAGATTGATCAAACAGAGTTGGGAGAAGAGAGTTTAAAGATCCCTCTTCTCCATCACAAATACTATAAAATGTATGCTCAGGAAGGGCTGATACTGAAGAAGTATGAGCTTGAGTACAAAACGCTATACAAGCTAAAATATGAATACTACATGGGTATCTTAGATGAGGATACGCTGAGAGAGCGTCAATGGGAACCTAATCAACTCAAAATCCTTAAACAAGATCTGCCTACATATATTGACAGTGACAATGATTTACAAACTGTACAAATTAAAATTGACATACAAAAACAAAAGCTCTCATTTCTAGAATCAGTAATTAAGACGGTTTCTAATCGTGGTTTTATGATAAAGAATGCAATTGATTGGGAGCGCTTCAAGGTTGGTGGATGACAGAGATAATACGTGTAACAAAATTCAATGATGTATTCATTAAGTTACACTGTGAACCAAGTGTTGCGTTTGAGTTAGGCGAGTACTTTACATTTACAGTACCGGGCGCACGTTTTTCTCCCGCATATAAAAACAAAATGTGGGATGGTAAGATTCGTCTCTTTCATTTGATGCGGCAAACACTATATGTGGGATTGCTCGATAAAGTCAAGCAGTTTGCCTTGGATAGAGGATATCAGCTTGAATATCACAAGCTAAGTGATTTTGGTGAAGACATTTTTCCTCTTGCTGCTGCTCAACAACACGTACAAGATTGTGAACTCACGCTTACACCACGTGATTATCAATACGATGCATTTGTACACGCAATCCGCAAAAAAAGAGCTGTTCTCATATCCCCGACAGCATCCGGCAAGTCACTAATAATCTACCTCATTGCAACATACCTTATTGGCAAGAAAATACTAATCATTGTTCCAACAACTGGTCTTGTGCATCAAATGGCCAGTGACTTTGTTGATTACGGCTGCCCACCAGAACTAATACATAAAATATTCTCTGGTCAAGATAAAGACACAGATGCACATATTACAGTAACTACTTGGCAAAGCATTTATCAATTGCCCCGTGAATGGTTTGATCAATTTGGATGTGTTATAGGAGACGAAGCACATACGTTCAAAGCCAAGTGCTTAGTTAAGATAATGGAAAACCTCATCAAGTGTGAATATAGATTTGGATTTACCGGCACACTTGATGGCACGCTTACAAACAAGTTAGTACTAGAAGGATTGTTTGGTCCGGTAAAGGTAGTGACAACGACCGCACATTTGATGGAACAAAAGACAGTTGCTCACATGAACATTAAGGCAATCGTTCTTTCTTACCCGGACCACATCAGGCAATTGTTCACCAACAGAAAGCCAAAGCCCACATACAAAGATGAGTTGTTATATTTACTGCGTAACAAATCACGCAGTATGTTTATAGCAAAGTTAGTTTCTTCGCTGCAGAAAAACACATTGCTGTTGTTTAATAACATCGATCATGGTAAGATGTTGCAGCAATTGATTCAAAACGAAATGCCAGAAAGAGAAGTATTTTTTGTGTATGGCGGTGTTGAGGGTGAAGAAAGAGAAGAGATTCGTAAGTACGTTGAACAAAATAACAACGTAATAGTTGTTGCTTCATACAAAACGTTTGCCACTGGTACTAATATTAAAAACCTACATAATGTAGTGTTTGGAAGTCCTAGTAAATCACGCATTCGCGTTCTCCAGTCAATTGGTAGAGGATTGCGAACAAGTAACGAAAAGACGGAGGCTATTCTTTATGATATTGCTGACGATCTATCGTGGAAGTCGTATCGCAACCATACCATTAAGCATTTCACAGAAAGAATACAGATGTATAATCAAGAGAAGTTTGATTATAAAACATACACTGTTCAACTAAAGGAGAACGCATGATTGCAATTCTAAAACTCGTCAGCGGAGCAGAAATTGTCGGTAAAGTGCTAGACTCAAATTCTACACACGTAACTGTTGACAAACCGCTGCAAATCAATTATCGTTACTTCGTTGGGTCCGCGCCGACTGCTTCTTTTATTAGATATTGTCTGTTTGGTAGCGATGAAACAACAACACTTAGTTTTGATCACATTATTTCTCAGCACTCAATAAGAGATGCTTTTTCTAAAATTTATGAGGATAATGCAGAGTATTATTATGGAGAGCATCAGCAAACAATTGACAGGGAGTTGGAAAGCGTATCAGCAGACCAACAATCTGCTCGCGATGAGCACTTAAAGAAATTGCTTGAGATGATGCCAGTTGACGGAGCGCCGATAAATTGACGACACATTATGTAGACAATAAACAACTATACGCAGTAATCGTTGAATATAAAAACCAACTTGAGATAGCCGAATTAAACAATCAAGATCCACCACCAATACCCAACTATGTTGGTGAATGTATTTTACAGATTGCAAAACGTCTTTCTACAAAGCCAAACTTTATAAACTATTCTTACCGTGAGGAAATGATTAGTGACGGTATAGAAAACTGTATATCTTACTTTAACAATTTTGATCCAAGCAAATCGGACAATCCTTTTGCTTACTTTACGCAAATCATATACTACGCTTTCCTCAGGCGCATACAGAAAGAAAAAAAGCAAGTATACATTAAACACAAAACAGCTGAAAATAGCATGGTGTTTAATGAGTTAGTCGAAATGGATGAAAACGATCTTCCATTTGCTGTAAGTGATTTTGATAGTGAAAACGTTTCTGACTTTATTAAAGCGTTTGAAGATAATATGAACAAGAAAAAAATCAAACGTAGAAAAGGGCTGGAAGTGTTCTTAGAAGAAGAAGAGGCCCCAGATGAAGATAGCTCTACTCGGTGATACTCATATAGGTGCACGAAACGATAGTCCCGCGTTTCACAAGCACTTTGCTAAATTCTATGAGGAAGTGTTCTTTCCTTATCTTGAAGATAATAATATTCTTCACGTAATACAACTGGGTGATGTATTTGATCGTCGCAAGTATGTAAACTTTAACACGTTTCATCAAGCTCGTAAATATCTTTTTGATCGTCTTAATAAAGACTACACATCATGGCTCCTTGTGGGAAACCACGACACATACTTCAAAAATACAAACGATGTTAACTCGTTAGATCTTTTGCTCGAGGGATATCATAACATTGAGACTGTTCAAGGATGTACGGAAGTTGATTTCGAAGATGTAAAGATGCTGCTTGTGCCGTGGTGGTGTGAAGATAACAACGATCACATTAAACAACACATAGAAAGCACAACGGCAACACATTTGATTGGTCATTTTGAAATCAACGGGTTTGAAATGTACAAGGGAAGTATTCACGAAGGTGGTATTCCTAAAGAAACATTTAAAAACTTTGAAGCAGTTTGGTCTGGACACTTTCATCATCGATCAAGCTACGGTAATATTCATTACCTAGGGACCCCATACGAAATAACATGGTCCGACTACGATGATCAAAAAGGGTTCCACGTGTTCGATACAGAAACGCGAGAACTAACATTCATTCCTAATCCATACTCAATATTTCACAAAGTGCACTACGATGATGCCAATCGTCAAATAAGTGATGTTGTCAATATTGACTTTAACGTATATAATGAAACGTTTGTTAAGTTAATTGTACGTAACAAAACAAACCCTTACTGCTTTGATATGTTTGTTGATAAACTCGAAAAGGCAGGCGTGTATAACGTACAAGTAGTTGATGATCACTTTCATATGGACACAATCGATGATGGTGATATTACAAGCGATGCAGAGGACACGTTGACAATTCTCACAAAGTTTGTAAATCAAATTGATTCGCCTGTTGATAAAAAGCAACTTGAGACACTTATGGTTAGTTTATACAATGAGGCGTTGACCGTCGAATGATAGTATTCAAAAGTATTCGTTGGAAAAACCTTCTCAGTACAGGTAACACATTTACTGAAATTACATTAAACACTCATCACCAAACCTTAATTGTTGGTGAAAACGGTGCTGGGAAATCGACAATACTTGATGCACTGTCTTTTGCGTTGTATGGTAAACCATTTCGTAAAGTAAACAAAGGACAGTTGATTAATTCAATCAACAATAAAAATCTACTTGTTGAGTGTGAGTTTAGTATTGGAACAAAGCAGTACCTTGTTCGTCGTGGCACTAAGCCTACAGTGTTTGATATTGTTGTAGATGGTACTTCTCTTAATCAAGATGCATCTTCAGGAGATTTCCAAGAGATGTTAGAGAAGCACATACTCAAACTATCCCACAAAACATTTTCTCAAGTCGTTGTGCTTGGTAGTGCCTCGTTTGTTCCTTTCATGCAGCTAGCGGCGCAGCCACGTCGAGAGGTAATTGAAGATCTACTTGATATTCAAGTGTTCACGACTATGAACACGCTCCTCAAGGATAAGATTGCTACAAACAAAAACGATATTCTTGATATTGACTACAAGATTGTAAGCACGGAAGATAAGATAGAGATGGAAGCATCTCATCTGTCCTCTTTGGAGCAAAACAATGATGTAATGAAAAAGCAAAAGATGAAACAGATTGCTGACTACGTTGCACAGGTTAATACTATTGATGAGCAGACGACACAACTGCTTCAAGAGGTCGGTGACTTGCTAACGTCAATTCAGGATCAAGAGAAAGTTCGAAAGCGTCTTGAAAAGGTAGTGCAGCTGTCGCAACAGGTTGACATACGAGTAGAGAAGCTACGTAAAGAAAACGAGTTCTTTCTTCTGAATCACGATTGTCCAACTTGCCGGCAGGGTATTGATCATGATCATAAAAATACAATTGTTCAACAAACGACGCAAAAGATTGATGAAATAGAAAACGGTAGACAAATGATGGTCCAGGAGCTGGAACGTCTTAATCAAAGAATCAGTGAGATTGCACAGGTAACAGCAACCATTTCACAGAAGCAATCGCAAGCTAATACAAACCAAACACAATCTAACACATACACACAATTCATTGAATCGATACGTGCGGAGCTAGAAGCGCTTGACCGCACTACACAGTTTGACGATACAAAATCATCATTACTGGGTCTTAAACGCAGTTTACTTACCTTAAAAGGTAATAAAGAGCAACTTGTAAGTCATCGCGCCGTTCTCGAAGTGGCTGGTGTGCTGTTGAAAGATGCAGGTATCAAAACAAAAATAATTCGTCAATACATACCCGTAATCAACAAGCTGATTAATAAGTATCTAGCAGCAATGGATTTTTTTGTCAACTTTGAGCTCAATGAGAACTTTGAAGAGACAATTAAGTCGCGGTTTCGAGATGAGTTTAGTTATGCCTCTTTCAGTGAAGGTGAAAAATCACGGATCGATCTTGCACTGCTGTTTACATGGCGTGCTGTAGCAAAGTTGCGTAATAGTGCATTTACCAATTTGCTAATTCTTGATGAAGTGTTTGATGGTTCGTTAGACACACAGGGCAATGAAGAGCTGTTAAAAATTCTTCAGTCTGTGACGGAAGGTAACAATGTGTTTGTGATCTCTCATAAAACAGATGCCTACCTTGATAAATTTGAACGTGTATTAAGATTTCAAAAGCAAAAGAACTTCAGTACTATGGTTGAATTATGATACTTAAATTAATTGATGTGAATCATCCGGTGTTACATACACCAACTCCTCTTTTTGATTTTGCCGATCCACCGACAGATCCAATACAGCTTGCAAAAGATCTCTACGAAACAATGGTAGAGAATAAAGGGTTAGGGCTAGCTGCTCCGCAGGTAGGGCTACCATATAGAGCATTTGCTCTGTATGCAGTACCAGGAATTGTGTGTTTTAATCCTCGCATTGTTGATGAATCAAATGAATCAATCGTACTTGAGGAAGGGTGTTTGTCTGTTCCTCATCTGTTCCTAAAGGTAAAAAGACCTCGTCGAATAAAAGTTCGATACACGGAACCAAATCAAAATGTTGTTACAAAAGTTTTGGACGGTATGACTGCTCGTTGTTTTCTTCACGAGCTTGACCATCTTAATGGTATAATGTATACTAAGAAGGCAAACAAGATTCATCTTGAACGTGCCCTTCGTAAAAAGAAAGAACTTGATAGACTTGTAAAAAAAGCGGAAGCGAAAGGTATAGTATGAACGTAGTAATCTTTGGAAAGGGTAAAGTCGGCATGGCAACAGACTTAACTCTTAAAACAAATGCTGATTTTCACGACCCCTATAAGGGGTTTGTTGTAACGGATTTCTCAAAGTATGATACAGCAATCATTTGTGTATCCTCGCTTGTTGATGGACCGTACGATCACCAAGCGATTACGAACTGTTTACAAACCTTGAGTGCAGCTGCGTTCACAGGAACAATTGCAATCAGGTGTACAGTTTCACCAGTATTCCTACGAGCGTGGAAAATTCAATATCCCTCACTGAACATTATTCATTTTCCGGAATTTATGAAGCAGGGCGACGATGTATATTTGGATAAGCCTTGGATCTTGGTTTTGGGTGGTGATAAAAAGCTGACTGTTCCCTTTGGAAAGTGGTTGGTGGATAATGGGTATGGGCATGAAGAGATGTGGCACTTCTGTACTCTTGAAGAAAGTGCCCTTATTAAACTGCATCAGAATGCAGGTCTTGCGTTGAAAGTGGTGTATGCAAACATTATGTACGAGATGTGTCAACAATACGGAGCCGACTATGAAATTGTCAGAAAAGGTGTCGCTGCTGATGTTCGTGTTGGGCCAGGTCACTTACAGGTTCCTGGCGAACATGGCTTTGGTTTTGCTGGTCATTGCCTGCCTAAAGATTTGAAGTGTTTGGATACGGTTGCTTACAACAGAGGGTTCTGGCATAAAATTATGACTGTTAATGATGAATTAAGGAAGAAGAATGTCTGATAAAAAAATTGCGTATAGTGAAATTTTTCACTCGATTCAAGGAGAGGGTCACTATACGGGTCGGCCAACTGCTTGGCTGAGATTCTTTTTATGCAACCTTCAGTGTGATGGTTTTGGGCAGAAGGATCCAACAGATCCTTCTACCTATATCCTGCCTTACAAAGAAATTAAGGTAGAGGATATTAAGAGACTTGAGGATCTGCCTGTATGGAAATACGGCTGTGATTCTTCATATTCATGGTCGGCTAAGTTTAAGCACCTTCAACACAAACATACGGCTCAGGAAATCTGTAATAGAATTCGTCAGTCGATGTATCATCCGACTAATCCTGATGGTAGGTTTAATAAGCAGGACGGTACAATGCAGCATATGTGTTTCACAGGTGGTGAGCCGTTGATGAAACATGCTCAAATGGCTGCTATTGATATCATCGATCAGTTTGCAACGGAGGGTGACTTTCCTTTGTATATGACATGGGAGACGAACGGTACGCAGCCGCTGCAGAGTGAGTTTGCGGATTACTTTAGTGAATATCCTGGAGAGGTGTTCTTTTCGGTATCTCCTAAGTTGTGGAGAACATCTGGCGAGAAGCCGGAAGATGCAATCAAACCAGAGATTGTAAAAACATATGAGAACCTTTCACGGCACGGTCAATTGAAGTTTGTCGTGAATGGTACACGAGAATCTTGGGACGAGCTAGAATCTACTGTAGCTCTGTTCCGCGATGCAGGCGTGACATATCCTGTTTGGATCATGGGTGTTGGTGCAACACTCGAGGCTCAAAAAGGAACCGAAGCTGGTTATATAGGGGAGGCGCATATTGCCACAGAGGCATTCAAGCGCGGTTATAACTATTCTTCACGTGTGCACGTGCACATCTGGGGAAACACTATGGGAACATAACAATGTCATGGGATCTGTTTATGGAAAATAAAGACGACTACAAAGTAACCACTTGGCGATCTGCTCGCCAATACAAATACGTTTCAACAAAAGAATATCACGACTCTTTTCCTTGTGCATATCGTCAATGGAGAGCGGATAGCCATTGCAACCTGATTCATGGGTATAGCTTCTCAATGAAGTTCTACTTTGGTACGGATGACCTGGATGTACGTAACTGGGCTGCTGATTATGGTGGGCTCAAAGAGTTGAAAAGCATTCTCGAGAGTCAGTTTGATCATACACTCCTTGTTGCTCAGGATGATCCGGAGATCGAGATGTACAAAGAGCTTGAGCGTCGGAAGCTAGCAAAGCTGACGATTCTTCCAAAGCTTGGATGTGAGGGGCTTGCCGATCAGCTTTACAAGTATGTTAACGGCGTTTATATTCCTGATTATTGGGGTCCTGGAGAAGCTGATAGGCTTTGGTGTTTCCGCGTCGAGGTTCGTGAGACACAAAGCAACATGGCCTTTCGTGAGGGACACCGTGAATGGAATGAAAATTTATTTGAGGATTAGAATATATGAAAGTGACTAAAATAAACGGATTCGGTAGTTTTGGTCATTACGTTGATGATGTAGACTTTACCAACATGAGTGATGAAGAGGTCAAAGCTATACATGATCTCCATCTTCGAGGTCTAGTGACCGTCTTTCGTAATGTTAATTTACCCATTGAAATGTATAGAGCATGGGCTGAACGTATAGGTAATATACGTTATAATGGTACGACTATTCTTTTTAAGAAATATAATGTTCACTCGATGTTGGATTTGTACAAGTTGTACAAGCGTGGTAAACTGGATGCAGACGATGCCTATCAAATTGAAACACGGGAACATACGATTGAACGAACAAAGACAGGTGATCTATACCGCATCAGTGCGGAGCAAGATGAGAAAGGAAATTACAAAGGATCTTTTGGTGTAGGCGATGTTGGGTGGCATTCTAATGAAGGAAGCATCATTAACTTTACACCTGGCGCTTGCTTGTTTGGTGTAAAGGAAATGCGCGATAGCGCAACAGGGTTTGCTCAGACTGTTGACTTTTACAACTCTTTACCTGATAGTATCAGGTCAGAGTTTGATGACATGATTGTTGTGTACAAATTTCAACCAGGTGCAATCAATAAGTTAGAGTTAGAAGATCCGAAGTTTCAGCTCCGGATTAAACAAAACTTTTGTCCTGTTGATGGAGCTGAAGTGCCACTTGTAATTACAAGTCCTGGTGGGTTAAAAGGACTTCATTACCCCAAACACAATATGTGGACAATTAAAGGGCTAACGGAAGCACAGAGTAAAGATGTATTTGATCTTATTGATCGCTCCGTTCTTGCTAAGGAAATGGTGTTTGATCATTGGTATCAACAAGATAATGATCTTGTATTGTTTGACAATGCAGTTACCCTTCATAGAAGAGTAGGAAGTAGGCCAGGTCGTTTAGGGTATCGTTTGCAATACGATTATAAGTTTGTAGAAAACTATTGTCCATACAGTCAGCCAGAATATAGGGAGAGATACTTCAATGCCTTTTAAGATGTTTCCGTGGGTGCCAGATGGAATATATGATTATTCGGTGCACTTGACTCGATACCGTATAGAAGACGGCGGTCCGAAGACGGTTGTTTCGAAGATGTGGATTGATAGTGGCAGCCACGACACTTTGCCACCAGACATGAGAAAGCCATGGGGGACGTATCCCGATTTCCCTCCTAAACCAGAAAAGAAAGGATAGTATGTTTAATGATCGTGAAGTAGAAGGTGAATATCTTTCTACAGTAATTCGTAATCGCTTGAAGGCGGCTAATAAGCGTTTTTGGGCAAGCGACAACATATCTGAGTTTGTTTCGGAAGAAGAATTGCCAAGATTGGTTACGGAGCTGACTGACAAGTTTCAGGGTGTTCTGAGCTCTCTTGTCATTGATACGGATAACGATCCCAATTCATACGATACAGCAAAGCGTCTTGCAAAGATGTATGTCTACGAGTTGATGGCGGGACGTTATGAGCCGCGACCAACGGCTACAGCATTTCCTAATGAAGGACCTGAGAGGTTTGAAGGTATGCTCGTGGTTCGCGCTGAACTTCTTTCTATGTGTTCACATCACCACCAACCGGTAAAGGGTACCGCCATCATTGGTATTATTCCAACCGGTGAAGTGATTGGTCTATCAAAGTATGCACGTATTGCACAGTGGTGTGCTCGTCGTGGTACTTTGCAGGAAGATCTCGCTAATCGAATTGCAAAAGAAATCATGTCAGCCACTGACACTGAAAACTGTGCTGTGTACATTCAAGCAACTCACGGTTGTATGGAGAACCGTGGTGTTATGGCTCACTCAAGTCTTACACAGACGTGTGT